TTTGCCGAATACGCAGTTGCCAAATGAAGCAATTATGTAGTGCCCAGTACTAGGGGTAGAGCAACCGCCGAAGGAGGACTCTATGACAGATATTAATGACACCGTTGAAACCGTTGCTGACACACCCATCGTTGATGGGCAAGTTGAGGGAACGAATGAGACTGGTGAAGCCCCTGCTGGGGAACCCCGAGAGTATTTCGTCTGGGACGAACACGCTGACAAGCCCGTCAGGTTGACTGTTGATGGCGAAGAAATTGAGGTTCCGTTAGCGGAGGCGCTTAGCGGATACCAGCGTCAAGCGGACTATACCCGTAAGACGCAGGAACTTGCTGAGCAACGAAGACAGGTGCAGTTCGCGACCGCTTTGCAAGAGGCTTTGCAGAATGACCCGAAAGGCACTGTGGAACTGCTTTCGCAACACTATGGTGTGAACAGCCAGCAACCCTCGGAAGAGGAACTGGAGATGATGGACCCCGTAGAGAGGCAGTACCGCCAACTTGAAACTCGGATTCAGGCATTTGAACAGGAGAAAGCGATGCGTGAGTTGGAGAATCAGATTGAGTCTTTGTCACGAAGATACGGTGAACTTTTTGATGCGAACGAGGTCGTAGCCAAAGCGCTTGCTTCTGGCAATACGAATCTTGAAGCCGTGTACAAACAGATTGCTTTTGACCGTCTCTATGACCAGACTCGTACTAAGTCTGTGGCGCAAGCCAAACAGACTGAGGATACGAAGAAGATTGTTGAGGCGAAGCGTGAGGCTGCTGTTGTGTCCAAGGGTAGTTCCGCAAAGAGTGCTGACGTGTCTTCTAAACCCATCAAATCCGTTCGCGATGCCTTTGAATCTGCCAAACGGCAGTTAGAGGGCTAGCACAATTTCAACCAAACCAAGGAGTAATTCATCATGACTGCAAATGCAAATTTTGATGCGCTGCTTTCAACAACGCTTGCTAACTACCGTTCGCAACTCACGGATAACGTGTTCACTGCACGTCCGCTGACCTATTTCCTCATGGATAAGGGTCGCATCCGTATGCTCAACGGTGGCACCAAGATTATTGAGCCGCTCATCTACGGAAAGAACAGCACTGTGGGTTCGTACTCAGGGTACGACTCGCTCAGCCTGACCCCGCAAGAGGGAATTTCGGCTGCGGAGTTCGAGTGGAAGCAGTACGCTGCATCCATTTCAATCTCCGGTATTGAAGAAGCCAAGAACAACGGTGAACAGGAAATCATTAACCTGTTGGAAGCGAAAATCATGCAGGCTGAAGAGTCCATGCGTGAGTCGTTCAACCAGATGTTCTTCGCTGATGGCACTGGCAACAGTGGCAAAGATTGGAACGGCTTGGGCAACCTCGTTGAGGCAAGCGGCACTGTTGGTGGTATCAACCGTGCAACTTCTGGCAACGAGTTCTGGCGTTCATACGAGGAGAACACCGCAACTGCGTTGACTCTCGCTCAGATGGCGACTGCCTACAACACCGTGTCGGTTGGTAATGACCACCCAGACATGATTCTTACGACTCAAACCCTGTTTGAGAAGTATGAGGCTCTGTTGCAGCCACAACTTCGTTACACGGACACCAAGACTGCGGATGCTGGATTCCAGAACCTGCTGTTCAAGGCTGCTCCAATTGTGTACGATGTTCACTGCACTGCGGGTGTCATGTACTTCCTCAACAGCAAGTACCTCACGTTGGTGGGTCACAGCGGCAAGTGGTTTGCACAAACTGAGTTTGTCAAGCCAGAAGACGTTGATGCTCGCTATGCGCTCATCATGTGCTACGGCAACTTTACGGTCCGCAACTGCGCCAAGCAGGGCAAACTGACCGCCAAGACAGCCTAATCGGTAACTAGGAAACAAGGAGAAATATCATGCCATTGAAGCCAAACAGCACATCTGGTGCTCTTACGCGCAAGCGTCTTGAGGACTGGGTAACAGCGTTTGAAAAGGTTGCTGAGGTCGCTGAGACTGATGCAGCACAAACGTTGAGCGCCAGCGAATTGCTGGAGAGCAAACTGTTCACCTGCACGCCAACTGCGGCTCGTAACTTTACGACCGCTACGGCTGCGCAGATTGTGGCAGCGCTCACGGATGAAGCAACTGGTACGTCATTTGAGTTCACGATTGTGAACCTTGCTGCCTCAACCCACGCAATCACCGTTGTCGGTGGCACTAACGTGACCATCGTCGGTGCTGCTGCGGTTTCGGCTGCGACGTCAGGCACTTTCGTCGGGGTTGTCCAGTCGGACAGCACCGTGAAGGTGTACCGCAAGTAAGGGAGTTGATGTTGGGACGGGGGGATGAAGCCCTCCGTCCCACATCACATCAATAAAGGAGAAAGAAATGCCCAAGGTAGGTAAGAAGGAATTCCCATACACGAAAAAGGGTATGGCAATGGCTAAGGCGGAAGCAAAGAAGGTTGGCGCCAAAGTCAAGAAGGCTAAGAAGCGCTATTAAGTTGGCTCCCCACCTCATGTCCACCTCCCTTCCGTGGGGTGGGGGCTTAACTTTAAGTAATAAAAGGGGTTAATAGTGATGAACGCTAAACCCGCACACGCAATGTACGGCGAACCCGTAAACGCTTACCGTCAAGCAGCCGTAAGTTTGGCTGGAGCCAAATTGCAGGCTGGTGGGGGTGAATATACGGGTCGTAACCGCTGTGTAGCGGATAACGACACCTGTGAAGGTCCCAAGGCGAAGGGTACGCAGTATTGCATCGGTCATTTGCGTAAGGCTGCCAAGGGTGGTGATGTTCAATGAATCTTGCTGACGTTCGCACGATGGTGCGAGACATCTCTGACTTGGACACGGTGGACTTGCCGAACAGTTTGTTGGACACGTTTGTCAAAGAGGCGTTTCAGCGTATTGTTGCGTTGGAGCGTCGCTGGCCGTTTTTCCAAGAGACGTACACATTGGATACGGTGGTGAATCAGCGTCCGTACACAATTTCTACTATTGGGGACATTCGCGAAATTATTTCTATTGTGGAGACTACTGCTTCGGGTAATCGTTTTACGGAGATTGCGTATGATGATGCCGAGGAGGTGTGGCTGGGCAACACGGATGTTGCCAGCCGACCGTACTTCTGGGCTGTGTGGGATGGGCAGATTCATCTGTATCCGAAGCCTGACAATGTGTATCCGTTGACAGTTCGTGCGTATCGTAATCCTTCGTACACGTGGTTGACGAACACGGCTACTGAGATTGATATGGATAACTGGTTCCACATTTTGTTGGCGTATTATGCGTTGGCTCGGGTGTATCAGCGTCAAGAGGATAATGAGATGGCGATGATGTATCAGCGTTCGTTTGAGGAAGGTGTGGCGATGGCTCGCCGCGACCTTATGAAGGCTCGTTCTCATCGTCCGTTGTTGTTGTCGGGTGGCAAGAAGTATCCGACGATGCGTAGGTGGTTGCAGACTCTGGGGGCGACGCTTGGGTCATGAGCAGACTATTGACGGACCGCTATGACGATTTTACGGGTGGGTTGAACCTTCGCGCTGACCAGTTTCAGTTGGCGAAGAATGAGTCGCCTGACATGTTGAATGTGGAGATTGACCCTCGTGGTGGTGTGTTTAGTCGTGGTGGTATGCACAGGTTGAATACGACTGCTGTGTCTGGTACGTGGGACCCGCAACGTTTGTATGCGTTTTATGGTAATTCGTCTCGCCTGATGTTGACCAGCAACACTCACGTGTTCTGGTCGTCTGGTACGAACTTTACTCGTTTGGAGTATTCGTCGGGTAATCCTGTGACTGGGACTATTGCGAATCATGGCGTGTGTATGTATGCGTGGGGTGACACGTTGTATATGGCTACTGGTGCAGCGGCTGGGGCAGTTGGCTACAGTTGGAAGACCACTAATACGTATGCGACTGCGTTGTCTGCGAATGGTCCGACTTGGCAGCCGTACAACAATCCGATTGGTGGATTCATGCCACGTGCTGACCATGTGATTACGCACACAAACAAACTGTTTGTTGCGGGGACATACGAAGCGGGTGTGTTGCATCCGAATCGTTTGCGTTGGTCACATGAAGGTTTGCCGGGTGACTGGATGGCAGATGACTTCATTGATTTCAACGGTGGCGGTTTGGGTATCCGTGGTTTGGCGATTGTTGCTGGTCAACTTGTTATCTTTAAGCCGAACGGTATTTATCTGCTTGTCGGTAACTCGTCTGACAACTTCCAAGTTGTTGAGTTGTCAACGAACCTTGGTGCAAACAACCATCACAGTATTGCTCAGGCTGAAGATGGAGTGTATTTCTACTCCAATCCAGAAGGTGTGTTCTTTTATAACGGCACCAAAATCATGGATGTGTTTGAGCCGTTGCGTCCACTGGTGGACGAACGTTTGTTGTCTACGGCTTCTACTGAACCGTATTCGGTGTCGTGGATTGGTCGTCGTGCGTGGATTGCGTTGCCGTACGACCCAGACAATATTGTGACCAAGCCGACACGTAACTATGTGTTGGACCCTTCTATTGGTGCTCGTGGTGCGTACACACAGTTCGCTACGCATGATGGTTATGGGTTGATTGGTGGTACTGACTGGACTGACGACGCAAACACGAACTTTCGTGTTGCGTGTCATCCGACGCAGCCGTATGTGTTGAAGGTTGATTTGTATCAGGAGGAGCGTGACAACATCACTGGTACGTTGACAGCGTTCTCGTCGTATTATCGCACTGGTTGGGTGGATGGAAATACGTATGCGCAGAAGAAGATGTTTCGTCGTCCTGACATTGTGTTTAAGCAGGTTGATACGCAGCGGATTGTGAACGTGAAGGTGTTTCAGAATTATGAGGAGGCTGCTGGTAACGAGCGTAAGCAGTTTGATGTGTCGTTGTCTGGTGCTGGTACTGGTGCGTATTGGGGTGTTGCGTTGTGGGGTTCAGGCTTGTGGGGTTCTTCGTCTGAGGGTGTGGTTGTGAAGAATGGTCGGAATCTTGGTTTGGCTCGCAGTGTGCAATTGTTGTTCACTGGTCCTTCCAATGGTGGTTGGGGGATTGATTCAATTACTTATAAGTACAACAACCGAAAGGTGAGTGGCTGATGCCTCTTTCTGTTCCTTATTCTTTTACATCTAACACGGTTATTGAAGCCGCTGAGATGAACAGCAACTTCACTGCGGTGAAGAACTTTGCTGACGGTTTGGCTTCGGGTGTGAACCTTGAAGATGGTGCTGTGACGACAGCCAAGATTGCTACTGGTGCGATTACTTCTGCGAAGTTGGACCCCAGTGTTGCGAACTCTTTGGCTTCTGGTGATTCTGACCAAGTGGTGTTGGGTACGCAGGTGTTCGGATGAGAAGCCCTTGGTCTTCGCCCATTATCAACACGTTGACGACTGATGATGCTGGTCGTTTGCAACAGATTTTTATGTCGTTGTCTCGTGAGTTGACTGAGGTGCGTGAAGAGATGGATGATTTGAAGAGGATGGTTGCACGAATGGATAGAGGTTCTTATGGCGTACGACCCTAGTATTTACGAGGCACGTCGGCGTGGTTTGACGGAGAATTATGCTGCGACTGCTGCTGCGAATCAGTTTGCTCGTACGTTGTCTCAGCAGCGTGGTGCTCGTCAACGTCAGACTGCTTTGCGTCAGTATGAGCAGGCGCAGCCTGCGTTGGTGAGGGGTTATTCGCAACGTAATCTTGTGTCTCCTTCGGTTCGCAGCGGCTTGTTTAGCCGTGCGATGCAGGAGTTTGGTTCTGAGCGTGCTCGCGGGTTGTCTGAGTTGGAGCAGCAGCAGATGAATGAGTTTCGTCAAGCGGATTTAGAGGATGCACGTTTGTTGCAGGATTATCGTCGCATGTTGGGTGATTTGGAAATGGAAAAGGCAAGAGAAATCGCAGAGGCTGCTCGGCAGTTGTTTGCGTTTAGAGCAGGAGCGGCATAATGGCACGTGGAGTTATTAGATACGGTGATGGCAGCAATAAGCCTGTTGATGCGGAGACACGCAGGTTGACAACGCCGGGTCTTGGGGCGACTTTTGGTAAGGGTAATACGGTTCGTCAGGAGCCACGTCAGTTGACTGACCAAGAAATTGTTACTGGTTATGTCCGTCAAATGCTGCCTGCTATTGATAGGGAGTTGGAGGGTCTTGATAGCGGTT